TGGAACGGTGGTCTAGCCCACAGCGGCACTAGCGGTTGCTAGAACCATAAACAGGAATGCCCCAAGTGGCTGCTGAGAAGGGGTCTCATAGGAGTTCAGTTCTGTCGTGTCGGAACGGCTGCCAGTGTATAGACTTACCTGTAAGCAGAAATTTGGCCCCAGGAATGGATATGAAGAGGGATCGTGACGCCTAATTGTCAGTGAGGGTTTTGCTTGGTTTTGCGTATAAGAAAAACCTGGCCCAAGACACATCTCCAATACACCATGTTTCCAATACATCTCGTCCGATTACAAAGAATATGCATCACATTGACACTATGGTGTTTGTGTGAGGCATTGACACAGATTTTGCGACTTGCTACCCCGCTCCCTCAAGCGTTGGTAGATATGTTGTATGTTGTTGAGTATGCGCACAATCCACACCAGCACCGCGAGACTGTCACAGTAAACCCTGAGTCGTGGGGAACTGTAAATACACTCGTGTTGCGCACGCGGTTGACCACCGAGGGAACAATTCGATTATTTTCGATGAGTTTTTTCTGGGGGTTAATCAGCGTGTTAATTTGGTGTTACCCAGAGGAGGTGCTTGGGTTCAATACCCATTGCATTATGTATGGGTTTTTCACGTTTTGGTTCGGTTGTGCGTTGTTTCTAAAACCGAGCCCAATTCGCACGGAGAGCGCAGCTCGCGCGCTCATATATTCCGGTGCGGTCAGTGACACCCCCGATGAGATACCGGAGATGCCAATTGAATTCTATCATAATCCTGATACAGGTAAGACGTACCCGTTGACAGGAGCCCTGCATCGAGCTTCAGGGATGGTAGTCACAGTGCCAATTCCAAAAGGCATGGTGAAATGTACGTCCCTCCCATCTAACGATGTTGCAAGTGCTAAAGATGCACATGCTCGTCGTCGTGGTGGTCCTTCCTTGGTACAACGTTGTCTGGACTATGTACGTGAGAAAATGCTGGTGGTGCCTGAGGTGACACCAGAGAACCGATTAATGGTAGCACAACACATCAATAAGTTTTTCGAAACGCAGGCGAATATGCGGCGTGACGTGAAATGTGAGGTGCGAACAGCTGTTTCTTGGCTGGCGTTTATGAAAACGCCGGATGACATTTTCGTCAACGATGCATTGACAGACCCCTTGTTCGCGCTGCTGCGCGGACGAGGTGAAGTGCCTAAATAGGGCTGCCCGCGGAGGTGCCTTGGTGTGTCATGGCCACAGATTGTACATGATGCGCCCGTGGAGAAGGCGCCGCTTGGGGGTAGAGCCAGACCGACGGCTTATACAGTAGTCGATCAACTTGCGGTTTGTTCACAGTGGATAATTCCGAATCGCAATGTAATAAACCTTGAACGTGGGGTAGTCACCCGCGTTTTCAAGGTCAAGGACAAAGACGGCAACTATGCTGATTGTCCTAGACCTACCACACAGTCAACGGCTGAACTCAATATGTTTCGGAAAGTGGTTCTGGACGTGTTGGAGCCTCACCCCTTTGTCCCCTTGGAGATGATCCCTGGGTTGTACATTGGGCCGAAGCGAAAACGCAACCAGTCCGCGGTAGATTCATTTCGGTCGGTACCATTACGCGAGTTAGATGCACACATCTCGGCACATACGAAAGTCGAGAAAGTCAACGTCGCGTTGGGGATTATGTGTGTGGGTGGCAAAGCGCACCACCTACATGCAAAGGACCCGAGGGTTATACAAGCGAGAACACCCAGGTATAATGTAAAGTTAGCACAATACCTAAAGCTCAATGAACACCGATATTTTTCGGCAATCGACATTGCTTATAGTCGATTCAATGCGAAACAAGACTTTTCACGTACAATAATGAAGGGACTTAATGCAGCTCAACAAGGGAAAGAGATTGCCGCCAAGTGGGCGATGTTCCAAAACCCAATTGCTGTTCGTATTGATGCCAAGCGTTTTGACCAGCATTGCTCACCGCTCGTCATACGCTTTGAACACACATTTTACAAACGTGGGTTGGCGCGGTTGTTAAACGCTGATCAGCAACGCGAGTTAGCGTGGCTGTTACAGCGACAACTGGCCAATAAGTGTTTTGGTAGGTGCCATGATGGCACAATCAAATACACTGCCCATGGACGCATGTCCGGCGACCTCAACACAGGGCTGGGCAACGTTGTTATCATGTGTAGTCTGATGTATGGTTACTTCAGTCACGTGCGCAACAATGTCGCGCGTGATTTTCCTGCTCTCGATCCAATACAGTTGCAGTTGGTCAATAATGGTGACGACTGCTGTGTAATTGTTGAACGTGAGCATCTTGATTATGTTACTTCCGCACTGGAAGATTGGTTTCTTAGGTATGGGTTTGAGATGGACATTGAAGGGTTGGCTCACAGTCTTGAGCAAATCAAGTTTTGTCAATCTCACCCGATATGGACACCCCACGGCCATGTTATGGTACGTGCCATGCCCATGTCATTTGCCAAGGATTCGATCAACCTTGATCCGCGTGTAGATTTTGACACCTGGCGCACCAATATTGGTACATGTGGGTTAGCTTTAACCGCAGGGATACCGATGGCTCAGGCGTACTATAGCTCGATGCTTGGCAGTTTGCCAATGAAACGCGAGTTAAATTACACAACGGGTATGGAGTTTTTAGCGCATGGCATGGAGTCGCGCGTTTTACCGATACATCCGCTCACACGCGTGTCTGTGTATAATGCATTTGGCATATTACCGGATCGGCAGCGGTGTATTGAGAAATATTTTCTTGAGATGACTTACTCCAAAGAACAAGTGTTGACTTGGAGTGATTCTGGAGTGATCGGCGTAGGCACGCCGTTGTTGGTGTAAACGACTAGTGGGAGCTATACCACTTTATTAATTTAGCCTTACTGGGTGGCCATCGTTGATGACAGGGAGCGGACCTGTCCCCAGGCCGAGTGTGCAAGGATTAGCAGTCCTGGTGGTGAGAGTCCACCCGCTACCAGCGATATAGGGAGGGTGTTGGGGGTTGTAGAATGGCCAAAACGGTGCAGCAATGCTCAATATTTCCGTGCTAAATATGGTGATCCATTAAATGCCGACAGACTGCACGGCCATGCAGCAATGTTACCCCCAACGTACAGTCGCATGATGCAACATGGGAGACCCTACAAATGCCGCGAAGAAATCGAAATCGCAAAACCAAAGCCAATGGTAATAATGGCAACGGTAGCTGCAACCAAATAAGCAGCACACGGCAACGGCCACGGCGACAGCGTCCCCGTAGGCAACCGCGTTCGAGGGGACCACAAATCCTTGGGCGTGGGGAAGAGACGACCCGACGTACATTTGAGGTGGCAAATCCAATTGCCTCCTTTGCAAATAGTCCGATTGGTGTCTCACGCAATCCACGCTTGTCGCTTGATGGGCAACGGATTGTCGTACGCCACAGAGAGATGGTAACAACTGTCCTCAATAGCGCGGCTTTTGCCACACCCCGGGGTGGTTCCCTGAACCCCGGCCTACCAAAAATCACAACTACAATTGACGCTGATGAGAGTGTTTACACTTGGATACAGGGCATGGCCAATTTGTACGAGAAATATCGTATCTTACGACAACGATTTATATATGAGCCATCATGCTCTATTAATGAGTCAGCAACTGTCGCGATGATGGTGGACTATGACGCCAAAGATGCAACTCCAACATCAATGGAGGCAATAATGGCGACCTATGGTGCGGTCTATGGACCACCGTGGAAAGGGTTCACTATGGATGTGAAACCGCAGCAACTTCCATTGTTTACACGGTCAGCTGCTGTGGGATCCACAGATATTAAAACGTATGACTATGGCTATTGGTACCTTGCCACCGAGGGATCTGGCACAAATCCTATTGGGCGGGTGTTTGTGGAGTATGACATTGAGTTGTCAATCCCGCAGGCACCATAGGAAACTGCCCCAGCCGCAGCGGTGAGGCCGTTTGGTTACTGGTATTTTGATGGAGCGCTTAGCTTGTCATTAATCGGACCCAACGAACATAACCTCGACTGGGGAACACCAGCCACACCGTACCTCACGGTAAGTGGCGTATCCTTAACGCCGCCACATTCAGTAAACTTCTCAGCAAACGGCTTCTATGTCGTAGGATTTTGTGTGTATTTTGGACACCCACTCACTTCACCACCACTATATCCCGTAGTTGATACGGCAGCTGCATTCCAGACGCTGGTTATTAGTGGCGCAGCGGCAATCTATGACGGCCTCCCCAATGATGGGGCGGTTTCCACTTTCAAAGCAGGAACACCGGGTATGACTTCAGCAAATTATTTTAGTATATATGTTTCAAGTTCACCCTGTCAGATAGATTTTAGTCCTGTTCGCCGACCAGTGACAATGTTGGAACATCAGATGTGGTCCACCTTGTTTGCAGGAACGTACAATTCGGGTGACGTGACAGTGTATGGGTATGTGTAGAAAAGGGCAGTGGGAGCTATACCACTATAAAATTTAGCTAACCTGGTGGCCGCCAAGTTGGTGACAGAGAGAGAATCTGCCCCGAGGCCTAGTGGAAAAATTGGGGTGCGCCTGCCTCAATAACCAAAAGGATCAAACCTAAATGCATGGTTTTTAAATTTTAATGGTGCGACCACTGCAGAGTGTGGTGTGGGAATGAGTTCAAACCAGGTGTGGTAACGGCAACAACGGACGGACGGCTGAAAGGTGTGAGGGCACCCTGTAAGTCCTCGAAGTTAATGCCCGCCATGCCTGCCGAAGAACTCCCTACAAGTCAGCAAGCACATCCTGAGAAGCGCACTCAGGAGGGCCGTAAGTGCATATAATGCTGACTATAAACAAACAAAAACCCCACTCCCGGGGGAAGACACCGG